CCTATGGCCGGGTGGTCGCGATCACCCGCCAGACCCTGATCAACGACGATCTCGACGCCTTCACCCGGATCCCGGCGATGTACGGCAATTCCATCGCCCAGCTGGAGTCGGACGTGGTCTGGGGCATCATCACCGCCAACCCGGCGATGGCCGACGGCAACGCGCTGTTCCACACCACCCACAAGAACCTCGCGGGCACAGGCGCGGCGCTCGATGTCGGCAGCGTGGGCGCGGCGCGGGCGGCGATGGCCAAGCAGACCGGCCTCGACAAGAAGACGGTGCTGAACGTCCGGCCCGCCTTCCTGATCGTGCCTGCCTCGCTGGAACTGAAGGCCGAGCAGCTGGTCGCCCAGAACCTCGTGCCTGCCGCGACGTCCAGCGTCGTGCCGCAGTCGATCCGCACGCTCGCGCCGATCAGCGAGCCCCGGCTCGATGCCGCCAGCGAGACCGCCTGGTACCTGGCGGCCAGTCCGAACCAGATCGACACCATCGAGTACGCCTATCTCGAGGGTCAGCAGGGCGCGTACATCGAGACCCGCAACGGCTTCGATGTCGACGGCGTCGAGATCAAGTGCCGCCTCGACTTCGGCGCCAAGGCCATCGACTGGCGCGGCCTCTACAAGAACCCGGGCGCGTAAGGCGCACCCCGACATCCTGAACCCTGACACACGGGCGGTCCTGAGGGGCCGCCCTTCGTCATTCCACGAGGATCCCCATCATGAAAAACTACGTCCAGCCCGGCAACACCATCACCCTGACCGCGCCCTATGCCGTCGCCTCCGGCGATGGCCTGCTCGTCGGCTCCATCTTCGGCATCGCCGCCGGAGCGGCCGTCCTCGGTGAGCCCGTCGAGACCGCGCTTGTCGGCGTCTTCGACATCACCAAGGTCGGCTCCCAGGCATGGACCGTCGGCGCCAAGGTCTATTGGGACGACACGAACAAGCGCACCACGAATGTGGCGACCTCGAACACGCTGATCGGTGTGGCGGTCGAGGCGGTGGCGAGCGGCGCGGGCGACATCATCGGCCGGGTCCGCCTGAACGCAACCTTCTGATGAGCGCCTTCGCCGCCGCCGTGGGCGCGCTCTTCGCCGATCCGAGCATCGGCCGGGACGCAGTCTACATCGCCGACGGCGGCGCGCCCGTGCTGGTGCGGGTCGTCGCCCGGCGTGCGGATGTCGTCTCCGACTTCGGCGACGCGCGTCTCTGGTCCGAGACCACCCGGATCGACCTGCGCGTCGCCGAGGTGCCGAACCCGTGCCCGGGCGACCGCATGGAGATCGACGGCGAGGCCTTCCTCATTCAGGGTGAGCCCGTCCGCGACCGCGAGCGGCTGGTCTGGACCGTCGATCTGCGCCCGGCGTGACCGTGATGAAACTGAAGTTCGACATCGATCCCGACATCGTCGCGATGATGGCGGCGGAGGTGGCAGCGGGCGAACGCGCCGTCACCGCCGCCATGCGCGAGGCCGGGACCGGTCTGAAGTCGGCCTGGCGGTTGCAGATCACCGGCGCGGGGCTCGGCACGCGGCTGGCCAATTCGATCCGGAGCCAGAACTTCCCGAGGTCTGGCGAGAGCCTCGATGCCGCGGCGCTGGTCTGGTCCAAGGCGCCAGTCATCGTGGGCGCGCATGACACGGGGCCGTTGATCCGCTCCAAAGACGGGTTCTGGTTGGCGATCCCGCTGCCCGCCGCAGGCAAATCCCTGCGCGGCGGCCGGATCACGCCCTGCGAATGGGAGCGGCGACGCGGGCTGCGTCTGCGCTTCGTCTATCGCCGCACGGGACCAAGCCTGCTGGTGGCGGAGAGCCGGCTGAACACGAAGGGTCAGGCGGTCGTGTCGCGCTCCAAGACCGGGCGCGGCAAGGTCACAGCGCCGATCTTCCTGCTCGTGCCGCAGGTCAAGCTGCCGAAGCGGCTGGACCTGGCACGAGATGCAGACCGGGCATTGGACAGGGTGCCGGGGCTGATCGTGGCGAACTGGGTGGAGGGAAGGATCTGAACGAACCGGAAAATCACTACCAGCTCGATTGGAGCTTGGTGATGTCTACGCCCGCATCCTCTAACCGCTGCTTGGCAGCGTTTTGCACTCCTAAATCAAAAGCTCCGCTGTGTTTCAGGACGAGAGCCTCACCTGTCAGTTCGGGGAGACCTCGTTCGATCAACATGTTGAAGCCATCCGTGGGAGCTTTGCTCGTGGCAAAGTCTATCAGCGTCTGCTTGACCCCCACTCGGCCAATCTTCTGCCGAGTTCTGGACAGGCGAACGGTTATTCCGCGCTCATCCCGAAGGACCTCCTCGAAGGCGTGAATCGTCATCCAGAAATCATGTTCAATGCTACCCGGTGCCTGTTCGGGGAGGATCTCGATCAAGCGTCTGAATGCCGCATCTGCGACAACGGTGACTCCCTTCTTCTGAGCGTTCTCCCGAAAGCGTCGCAGCTGATCGGCGTCTGTCGAAGCTCCGATCGATGCAAGAATTTTTGTATGATCGCTCATCGCTCAAACCTCCTGCGTGTTTGCGAGAACAGGGGTGCGAGCCGCCGAACTCTGAAGCAAAGTGTAGCTCTTGATTGGCTCACCCTTGACGAACGCGCGCCGTGGCTTCCCCGCGTCGTCCAGCAACGGCTGGGCACTGATCGCGTTCTTGATGTACCAGCCGAGATACATATTGAGCGGGGTCTTCTTTGTCGCGCCGTCGGTATATGCGTCAGCCTCAATGACTTGCTCGTACAGATGGCGTGTCTTTGCGTCGGACATGAGCTCGCGGAAAACCGTTAGCGTGAAGTGTTCATCGAAGCGCCCGGCGTCGAATACCTCACGCGCTTTGCGCTGCGCGGCGTTGTAAAGCGTTTCCATGTTGTCGAGCTCCTTTTGCCTTTCCGGCGGAAGATGCTCGTACACAGCACGTTCGAGAGCGCGCTGCATGAAAGCTGACGGATCCAGACCGGCATCGGCCGACAGCTTCTGAACCAGGTCAAATACGTCGGTCTTCAGACGAAATGAAACGCGTGTCGTGTTTTCGGTAGCCATTGCTTCCCTCACAAGGTGCAGACACTTGTGAAGATAGGCTGACCAGGTGACGCTGTCAACAAGGTGCAGACACGTGTGAAAGTTGTATGGAATGCCCACCCCACGCGAAACCATCCTCGCCGCGCTGCATGCGCGGCTCTCGGCGCTGGCCGCCACCGCCCTGCGCGGCGACATGCTGCCCGAGCGCGTGCCGGCCGAGGGCCTGCTGATCCTGCGCGATGGCGAACCAGGGGAGCCGGAGGTCACGCTGTCACCCCTGCGCTACCACTACCAGCACCGCGCCGAGATCGAGGCGGTCGTGCAGGGCGCAACCCGAGACGCCGCCTTCGACGCGCTGACCGCCAGCATCGGCACGGCGCTCGCCGCCGACCGCACGCTGGGCGGGCTCTGCGACTGGGTTGAGGCGGAAGCGCCACGGCCCGTTGATCTGCCGGTCGAGGGCGCGGCGAGCCTGAAGGCCGCCATCATCCCGGTGGTGCTGCATTATTCCACGGCCGATCCGCTCGGCTGATCCCGAAAACCCGAGGAGAACACCATGGCACGAGCCCAGGGGGCGCGGGCGCTGATGGCGCTTGCGTTCGAGACGACCTATGGAACGCCGCCCGTCAGCGGCTTCACCCGCATGCCCTTCGCCAGCACGTCGCTCGGGGCCGAGCAACCGCTGCTGAACTCGGAACTCTTGGGCTACGGCCGCGATCCGCTGGCGCCGATCAAGGACGCGGTGACGGCCGACGGCGATGTCGTGGTGCCGCTCGACGCAGAAGCCTTCGGCTTCTGGCTGAAGGCGGCCTTCGGCACGCCGACGACCACGGGCGCGGAGGCGCCTTACACCCACGAGTTCCAGTCGGGGTCCTGGACGCTGCCCTCGATGTCGATCGAGACCGGCATGCCGGAGGTGCCGCGCTATGCGATGTATTCCGGCTGCGTACTCGACCAGATCACCTGGCAGATGCAGCGATCAGGCCTGTTGACCGCGACGGCCCGATTGGTGGCGCAGGGCGAGACGGTCGGGACCACGACGAGCGCCGGGACGCCTGCGGCGCTGGAGCTGAAGCGCTTCGGCCATTTCAACGGTTCGATCACCCGGAATGGCACCGCCCTCGGCAACGTGGTCTCGGCCGAGATCACCTATGCCAACAATCTCGACCGGATCGAGACGATCCGCTCGGACGGTCGCATCGACGGGGCCGACCCTTCCATCGCCGCGCTGACCGGCCGGATCGAGGTGCGCTTCGCCGACCAGACGCTGGTGACGCAGGCGATCAACGGCGAGGCCTGCGAGATGGAATTCGCCTACGTCCTGCCCTCGGGCG